GCTTTCAGGAAAGCATTACCTGCTTCCCGTCTTGCCATGCCTGTGTCCTCTTCTTCGCCTTCGGCCTTAACCTTGTGCGCTTTCTCAAGGATTGCGAGAGCCAATGCTGGCTTACTTGCTGCCATCACTGGCCCCCTTTATTATGTTATGCTGCTGTTCTTCAGCAGAATAAAGAATGAAAACTCATCCCCATCTGCGAATGCCTGCGCGTTACCATCATCATCAGTAAACTTGAACCGCACCGATGGCGTGGCTCCGCTTACGTCATGTGAAACAACATAGGCAAAACACTCATCCGGGGCAGAAGCGGTGACGGTCGCATTTGCGTACATGAGACTGGTGTATTTATCATCAAGATAAATCCAATAGTCTCCATTTCCCGCCTTTGTCGCTGTAAAGCCGATACCGTCAGCAACAGTCGCGACGCCACTGCCGTCAGTGGTAACCCGCCCAGCAATAATCTTAAGCTCACGCTCAAGTGCCTGCACGTCTTTAAAATCTCTATTCGCCATAACTCAATCTCCTTTCAGTGAGTCTGAATTATAGTGCAATACGAACGTTCCAGCCCGGAGCTGAACAGGCTACGTTGCCATAAAAACCGCAGCGTACCTCGTATGCATCTGCTCCAGTTTCGCGGAGCATGTTATTCCCATCAAGGTCAAGAATCTGTGGAGCAGCACCAAGAGTATTGAGGCTCCAGGTATCAAGCTGAAGGCCCCATGCGACGTCTGGCTGACAGTTTACATCTGGAATAACGTCAACTGTTCCAGCTGGTCCATGAACCTTCATTGAAGAAAATCCAACTGACGCATCAGATGCACTTACCTTGTCATACTGCACTTTAGAGCCCAGAGCTTTTTCAAGCTGTGAGTAGTTCTTGTAGTGCATCATTACATGACTAGGTGTTCCGCCGTTACGTGCTGCAAGGCTAAGTCCTTCAATCAGCGCTTCCTCAATTGGAAGAGCAGAGCCGTCATAACGGTTACCGCCCAAACGACTAACGTCAGTTGTTCGGGTTACGTTAAAAAGACTAGCGTTGTCTGAATCAACAACTCGTGGACACCATGCTTCAAGACCGGAAATCTTTGCATTAATATCGCCTAGCTGACAAAGGACATCTCCAGCAACAGTTGCCGAATCGCCGGTAACAGTGATGGTTCCTGCTGAACGGTCAACCGCTGACACAACGATTGATGCGTCATGGGCATCAGCGGAGTCAGGCTTATTATACTTGGACTCTGTTGATGTTACACTTAACTCATCGAAGCTCGCAAGCTTCATCCCAACTTCAAAGTTGGCGGTGTCTTCTGGGTTTGTCAGAGTAATAACATGGGAAGTAATGCCGCTTACCTGACCAACTGAGCCAGTTCCATCACGATACATTGCAGTTGCCATAGAGCGCTTCAGTGCATGAACTGCGCCGTCAACTTCCATGGTTGCGTAACGAACAAATGCGTCAGCGTTGCCAGCAGAGGCACGAATTGCTTCGTGGGTAATGCTTGCGAAAGAATAATCACGAACACGAGTCAGCAAAAATTGCTGAACACTTGAAGTGTTTGTGTTGTCTTGACCATTGCTAAAGTCAGCGCTTCGACGCTGTGGTCCGCTTACGATGATTGGAATCGGCATATTCTCGCCGCCAAAGCTTTCATACTTGGGCATGAGTGCCAAGAGAGGGTTGTTCTTGTAGACCATCTCTTTGATTCGTTGTGGTTTATAGTGCTCTTTAAGAGCCGCTGTTACTACGGTTTCGGTTGCTGCTGCTGTTCCAGCAAATACGCCAATTGCCATTTTCTTCGCCTCGTATAGTTACAGCCCGTTATGCATTATTTAGCATTTGTGCCATGCGCTGAAGAGATTCGGCTCGTGAGAGCATACCTCCATCGCGCTCGGTCGTTTGGGCCGAGTTTTTGTTACTTAAAGTTTTTGGCCCGCCGTTATTCGCTGGAGCCGCTGCTTCTTGAGACGCTTCTTGTTCGGCAGGAGCTAATTTAGCTTTCCACCGCTCTTGTAGCTTTTGTGCACCAAAATAGTGTTCGGCCTCTTGTTCGTAATGGTCCTCAACTATTCTAGCGGCGTCGGAGTATTCCATGATTTCTTTCGACTTGATGTAATGCTGCTGCATTACCTCCGCGACCAAATCATATGCCCCCCGATGCTTAACTAGAGCATACTGTTCGTCATTATCAACAAAGTTCTTTATGTTGTCAACAAGTGTTGCCTTAGCTCTATCAAGCCGCTTTGTCTCAGCATCTCTTCGTTGCTCATCATACGCGCCTTCAATCTTTTCAAGACGCGCTTGCAGCTTTTCATTCTGCAAACGAAGCTGCTGCTCTTCTGTCGGATTGCCTTCATTGATGACTTGCTGCGTTAAGTCATCATAGCTGATTCCAAGCTGCGAAAGCAGTGCTGCTGGGTTCTCTTTTGCCAGTCTTTGGATTTCTCCAATCTGACCTTGAGAGCCTTCAAGCTCTGCAATTCTTGCTTCCATCTGCTTAACGGAAGATTCTCTTTGACGCAGTGCGCGTTCTTTTTTTGCAATTGCAGCAAACTGCCGAGAGAAGTCTGGGCGCTCTTCTGCCTGGACTTGCTCTTCTGCTTGCTCTTCTGCTGCTGATTCTTCTACTGCCTGCTCCACAACTTCTTGTGCTGGAGCTTCTTCTACTGGTGCCGCTTCTTCTGTCATATTCGCTTAACCCCTCTAGTTTGTTATTGGATAGGAGCAGCCATTTGCTCGGCTGCAATTTCATCCGGTCCCATGTTTGCTGGTGGAGCACCCATTTCGGGTCCTCCCATTGCTGGCGCTGGCGCAGTTGCCCCCTGTGCCATCGTCGAAAGCATATCGATAGCCTCCTGCATAAATCTTCGCAGAAGGTCCAAATTCTCTTCAGGTGCATTGTTGATTTTCGCTCTCAAATAAGCACTTTGAATCATTGCAATCGCCATTGCTAAGTTCATGAATGGCTCTGGCGGATGGTATCGACCGTGTTCAACCATATCTTCAATCATAAGCTTGATTCCGTCTGAAGATGCTGTTGCCAACTGGTTCACTGCCTCTAAATCCGGGTAATCCAGAAGACCACGAGCCTCTTGATTATCAATCATTCCGGCCTGTACCATTTCAATGACCTTCTGGAGCTTCGCCGCTGGTGTTGTAGGCAAAAGTGAGGTTGGGTAGACCTTCATCACATACTGGTCTCGCTTTAAATCAATATCGGACCATTTTATGGACTGTATGTCTTTATCCCCATGACTAAGCACCTCGTAGGCATTTCCTTCCTTGGAAATCTCTCTAGCAAGCTCAATCATCTGCTCAGCAGCCTCTAAGAACAGTTTTTCGTAATGCTGGGCCACAATCATAAAGCGCTCGGTCTCAATGTCTTGAAATTCACGCAATGCAACACCGGAATCGAGTCCAGAAGGCTTTTTGGACTGAGCAGCAAGCTGAGAAATGCCCGCAATCTCATATGCACGCGAATACAGCCTGTCTAGGTGGGCAAAAACCTCTGGAGAGGTTGTTCTTGGTGCAACCATCTGCGGAGGCGTCCCATTGTACTTAACAATTCCCCAAATTTCATTATTTAGGTGTCCTGGAACAATTTCGGACCCATTTTCAATGAAGACCTTTGGGGTAGCGAGGTGCATCTGCTCTTGAATCATAGATAGCAAATTATTGATTTCTAGTTGTAATCCTGTGAGCTGCTCAGCAAGCCCCTGCCCCCAAAAGCCCATTAATCGGTTCGACCAGCGAATAAACACGAAAGGAAAATCACTTCTTTCCCATGGCTCGTCTAAAAGTGTGCAATTTTCGATTGCAATGACTCTTCGCCCATCTCCTGCACCCTGATAGCAGGGCAAGTGCCAAGCTTCGATGCATTCAACTTGCTCAGAAGCCTTATATTCAGAATGGCCTTCTCCGTAGCTCACTGCTTCGTTAATTTTCTTCTCTGCTTCGGGAAACATGCCAACCAAGACGTCTTTGGCCATAATCTTGCGCCGGAACATCTGGCGAGGCTTCGCATACCGAGACTCATGGTCATCAACCAAGATTTCACCCGGAAATACGCGCTCTACTTCAATTTTTCCGTCGCCCTGGTAAATATACATGCAGCCAGTGCCAAAAACACATGCATCCATGAAAACTTGCGGAGCAATCGAGTAAATGTCGGTTGCATAAAACTGACCATCGGTAAAACGCTCCAAAAGCTTAGCTTTCTTCTGCATAGACCAATTTCCGCCATGAGTAAGGTATGTAGCTCTTGGCCGAGCCTTGGCAACCTTGGCTGTTACGGTGTCACACATGCTTTGAATGATGTTGAGCGTAACCCGGTGGTTTGTGTTTGGCGTACTACCCATATCACCAAAAGAGGCCATGTCAGTGTAGTGAGCGTTGCCATAAAGGGACATATGAGCAACATTGTCCTGCTCTCTTCCGCTCTGGACACTAACAATTCCAGCAACAGCCGAAAACAGCTCCTCATGAGGCTCTGATTTTTCGTTCCACCAGTAATTTACAATCTTCATTGTCTCGCACCTTTTAGTTTAGTGTCCATCTGTCTTCCCACCATGGGCCTTCCTTCGCACTGCTTTTGGCTAAGGTAGAATCCCACATGCGTCGTTCTTCTTTACTCCAGCCCTCTGGAGTCGTGTCGACTTCTTCTTGAAAGGTATAGTGCCGGCTTTCGCGCCACATATAAAGCGCTGCATCACTTAAGTGGTTGTCAAAGCGCCCATCTTCGCGCTTCCCTGAGTCATCCCATTGCAAAATATCCCACTCTTTCAGGATTTCTCTGTCGATGATTTTAAGCTTACCTGTCGCAAGGTCATCATTCATCATCTCAATGTAGGTGACCTTGTTTCTTTTCTCGGCAGCTTTTAGCGGCAACCCATGCCTTTTCCTAAATTCCTCAACAATCGATTTACCCAAACCGCCCGTATCCGCCACCATACCAATAAACTTGTAGGTGTTTTCCATAGAGCGTATTTCTTCAGCAATCTCAGTTGGGAGCATGTGGCTTTTCTTAAAGGAGTCTACGATGTACAAATCTGGTAGGTCTCGGCAAAACGCACCCACCACAAAGGCTGTGGCATCTTCATAGCCTAAATCCACCCCCAGCACGTACTCCCAATCATGGTCATGACTCAGTGTGTCGGCTAGGTTTTTCTCGCCATACTTATAAATCAGGCTATCGTCAGATTTGACCCACTGGCCTCGCCACTCACGCATATAAACCGGGCTAGTATCTGACCAGCCGCGTTTCTTTCTTCTGTCTGCAAGCCATTCACCGGCATGAGGAACATGCGGGTTTTCTAGGATGGTCCAAGAATGATTCGAGTATTCATCCCTAAGTCCAGTTGTGGCTTCAAAGAAAATCCCCGAGCAGTGACTTGCCGGGGTTCCAATCATTGCCAATGTGCCATCGTAATCGATTAGGGCAGGTTCTAAAACTTCCTCAATAAGAGAAGTTAAGTGAGGGCCAAAAGATGCGGCCTCATCAATGACAACCAGCTGGTACGCAGAGCCCCGGAGCTTATCAATCTCAGCCTCATCATCTGCACCAGACATAATGATTTGAGAACCGTTGGGAAGAATTGCAATAAGCTCCGAGGCGTTGAATTTAATGCCCAGCATGTATTTCTTATCGGCCATCTTTAGCTCTCGCCACATCAGCCGCTTGGCCGACCGACGAGTCAGAGCAATATATGCACAAATGGTATGGGGCGATTGGTGCGCTGCCTCCAGCAAGTAATAGCACGAAGCATAAGTCTTGCCCGCACGTCTGGAACACAGCGCGGTCTTGGTTTTACATGGATCGTCGATAAACTCCAACTGATAATTGAATAAATCATCTCGCCACTTGTAGATTCGGTCGCCACTGACTTCTTCCTCTGTCAGGGCAGAGGTATCCGCTTTTCTTTTAACCAGCTCGCGGATTATGTCGTGGCGTTCGTACTTCATGCTACTTTCTTCGGACGACCCCGTGCAACCTTCTCAATCTTCATCCAGCTAATAGCTGTCAAAGGAATGACAAATGTCCCTTTGGTTTTGTGGCTAACTGTCACAAAGTCCTTCTCTAGTTTCAAATCATAATCACCATAGTTCGGATTCTCAACGCTTATGTAATTGTTGTTAAGAAGTGGTTGTGATGTGCTGTTTAACTGTATCGCTAAAACCTTCATTTAGGTGTCCTCCATAAACGCTTTTAAAACATCAGCATGTTGCAGCTGAGGGCTATAAATTATTCTATCTGTCATCCACGGGGCCATATAAGCAGCCATTACAGGCTCTCGCAACCCGGCCTTCTCAATCAGCTTCTTGCCAACCCCAAATCCTCGAAAGGGCTTTTTCACATACATAAACTGAGCAACTGGCCCAACGTGGCAAATCCACCCGGCAATCGTATCATCATCGCCCTCTGGTGTGGCAACCCAAACGCTGCCCATCCCCATCGCGCCTTTTATAATCTGAGTCTGCAATTTAAATACAGCCCACTTCGGCTGCTCCCGGTTCAGTCCGGCATAAGCCCTTGTCCACGATGAGAGTATAAAGTTGGTGTCCTCATCATTCGCCAGACGTATATCTATCATTTAGATGCTTCCAAAGTCTCACGCGCCAGCTTCTCCAGCTCCTCATCAGACAACTGGCTCAGGGCATCATCCTTTTGCATGTCATCAATCGTCTTCAGCGCCCTAACCAAATCGCCAACCACCTTAATATCATTGGGCTCCATGTCCCGAGCTTCGGCAGTAAAGATTGCGCCCTCTAGCCCCATGGCCAGAAGAGCCATGAGCTTATGACGCACCTCGGCAAGAGATGCAGTTTCAACCACCTCGTGCTCTGGCTCTTCAATAGCAACCTCTTCATCAAGCAGGTCATTTGCCCAGTCAGACATCACTGAGCTTCTCCAGGAATCTCATCTTCAAATCTTTTAGCCTGCCAAGTGAATGCTCGTAGCCATGAGAGTAGTGGGCTTTGTTGTGAATAATCTTGCCTACCATGGAGCGAGAAACCCCAAGTGCATCGGCCAGCAGTTGCAACGACGGAAGAGTGTTGGTGAGATAAGCTTGGCGAATCATCTCTACCTTTTGCTTGGAGACCAGCTCCTCTATGGGTCTTCCCGGTGCGCGTGACATGAAAAAGCCTATATAAAAAATGGTTGTGACATACAGACAGAATATTGGTTATTTGGGAATTGTCAACTGAAATTGAAAATTTGGGAATAAAAATTCTAATTGCAGAAATGGGAATTAGAGGCGCTGGAGAGTCGGGAGAGTGGTGTTTAATATAAGTACCCGGTATCGCGTCCGGGATAGGTACCCCCTTGCGATATCATGCGCTGTTGCATTTTGCGACATTCTCATGTTGCGACATTGTTGCAGAATGAGACAATCTCATATTGCGAATTCGCAGAACGAGAATTCTCAAATTGCGACATTTTTTCATAATGAGAATTCGCATAATGCGACAACATCTCATTATGGGATTTGTTGCACAATGAGACAACGTCTCAATATGCGAATTGTTGCATATTGCGACAACACACCCTTGACGCACTGCATTGCAGATTGGTCCTATAAAATAGGACCAATTTTAGAGTCCAGTAGCAAATCGAGAAAACAGAGCAACCCATACCAACACATCAACACCCCAACAAAAGCCCTTAGAATCAATTCTCGCGCGTCTCAGGGCATGCCTTAAATCACCTTGGCAATGGATGCAATAAATGCATTCCTTCAAATCACTGTAAGTTATTGAAATAATTGAAGAAAATCGACTTATTTCAGCACTTATATTGAGGGAAAATAGTGGTAAGTCGAGGTAAAAAGCCTAATAAAATCAAGTAGTTAGGGTCGATTTAGGATGTATAGTATATATATCCTTTTTTAATATATATAGTATACTACTAACCTACCTCTCCCTACTCCTCCCTACCTCTCTCTCTACCTATAGAAATAAAAGAAACAATGAAACAACTCAATTTCCTCAACAATTCCAACCACTTACAGCTGCTTTTTATCACTTTATCCTCAAGTAATAACTCAGTATTAAATAAATTCCCTAATGATTTCAACATGTTAACAAAAAAAGAACATATAACGAAAAAAGTTGTTGACTATTTGTTAACATTTGCTACAATGAATACATAACAGCTTGAGGAGAAAAAACATGCTCAAAAGCATTCACAGAAACTTGAATCTAGCGCGTAAGAACCACCGAAGATTCGTTTGGATTGTATCCGCTCCAAAGAACAAGGCAGGCACGTTCTCGGCCTCTGACAAGGGCAAAAAGGAATCAGAAGTGCATGAGGGTGCATTCATCCTTAAAAACGCATGGTTTGACGTCTCAGAAGCCGGGGCAGCTCGTATCAGAAAAGCCAATCGAGAGGTTTGTGCATTTGCTCGGGGTGATTTCGAAATGACTTCTAAGAAGCTCCCTAAAAAGGCGCGGCGCGTTACGATTAACATGCTTGCCAAAGGCAAAGCCGACAAAATGACAGGCGGCGCAGGGCGGGGTGAAACCTGCTTTGTATATGCCGACACTCGTGAACCATGCCCGAAGTCAGGGCTTACAATTTATGCAAATCAAGAAGGGATGTTTATCATATGAACCCGAATCAATTTATCTACTCTGTAAACTACATTGACGGGCACTACTGCGTTTTGTGCCGGGATGAAATCGTATCACGCCATAAGAGCCACAATGTGGCTCATAAGGCCTTGTCAGCTTTGGAGGCGAGTCTATGAAAAACCCACAACTATCAACCGCGTCAATCCCTGTGATTGATTGGAACCGCACGCGCCAACACTTCGACGCTATGAGCGAGTCCGAGGTCTATTCCGCCATTAATGACCTACTTGCAACACTCGGTCCCGCTATGACCTTAGACGTTGCCGACAATGGCGGGCGTCAAGGTTTCTATATGGATGTTTTGTCTGTTGCGCGTCAGTCTTTGGCGGAAAGGTCTTAGGATGATTTGCGACATGTGCACCATATCCGGCGGCATTCTAGGGAGCCGTTCGTCAATTCTCAAGAGCAATGGGCAGCCTATGACCTTTGATAGCAGGGAAGATGCACGCGCTATGTGTACGACGTTGAACGCTAGACGTATGAAGTGCAGCCATAAGGCATACATAATCGATACCGATAATAAACCCGCCTGGACGCAAAAATAATCCAGGCGATAGATATTTAAAGAAAGGGATAGATATTATGAACGCTGTAGAATACTGGCAAAGGTTAACAGAAAATCCCGCGGCGCGTCCGCTTTTAACTGGCCGCAAAATCGTGGACGTCCGGTATCAGTCCGACGATGAGGTAGATACTTATGGTTGGATATGTCGAGCGCTTGTACTTGTCTTGGATAATGGTGCAGAGCTTGTGCTCTCTACTGATAGTGAGGGCAACGGACCCGGTGCTATGTTCTATTTCGAGGGAGACAAGAGGGAAGTGTTTTCTTCAATGCCGAGGGTTGAAATCAATGCCTAATTACCGATGGAAAATAACCAGGGACCTAATAGATACAGGGGCAGAAGGTACAGAGGGACCTCGCAACCTGGACCCAACAATCAAGAGCAATCCTGCCCGGTTCTCGATGCACGACGACGATGGGGAGTGCTATTACGAGGGCGTGATTTACGGAGAATTCGACGGCTTCGAGCCTTTGGAAGATTTCGGAACATGGAACGCTGGCTGTACTGAAATCAGAATTGACGGGGTGGCGCTATGATTAAAGCAATGCTCTTGAAAATCTGGCAAGCTATACAGGTAGCCTATGCGATTGTCGCTATATATTTTCTTATCTGCGTCGTGTTCTCATACTAACAAGCTAAACAAAAAAATCAGGGTGAACAAATGAATTACCGAATTTCCAATGAACTACTAAACAGCCAGCTTGAAAAGATAAACAGCCTTACTCTTGGCGGTTATCTTCTCCACTTCTCCGATGGGGTGGCGCTATGCAAGGGGTCCCGCGAGAATGGGAAAGTTAACGTTTCAGGGTATGGGACAAAGAAACAAGCGTATAACTTTATGCAGGCATTTATAAAGGGAATCATTGCAGCCAATGACATGAAATAAGCACTTTAAAAAAAACAAGCTAAAACAAAAGTAGGGTGAACAAATGAAAAAAACGATTTACGAGCAATTGACCAGCGCGGAATGTCTGCATTGCGGCGCAGCAAAAAAGCCCCTCAGGGATTCTCACAGAGTGACAATGCACCACGGCGACAAGGCGTTTAAGGGCGTTATTTTGGAATCAGACATAGGCGCAAGGTACGGTGGGAATTTTGGCGGGCGTGTCTTGGCGGTTGATGTAGGCAAACTTGTGTATGCTAACACTTGTCATAGAATTCTTGAGCTTGAGAGTGATTCTCAGTTCAAAGCTAGAACAAAAAAAACTTAATTAATTCTCTAAGCTAAACAAAAATTAGGGTGAACAAATGAACCATTTATTATGGCAAGGTAGGAGTGCGCTCAATAATGAGCCGATAGCGCTTATCTCAAAAACTTCCGGTAACAAAAAAGTGAAAGGCAAGCGCTCCAATATCTTGGCTTTAGCTGTGATTCCTATGGCAACGATTGACGCAATCAAAAGGGATGAAGCTAAGCGCCCAGATGCTACTCCTATTCAGCGCTCTAAAGTTTATCTGGCTTCTATGAAGTCAGGGGCAATTGATAGCGCGTGTGATGATGCATGTGAGCATAAGTTAACTCGTAAGTGTTACGCTCAATTCAATGCGCAGTCCGTAACGGAGCCCGTCTCAATGATTCTAGGCGTCAATGATTTTGGCAGAGGCCGTCACCATTTTATGGGCCGCAATGGCTGGAAGCTATCGCCCAAAAAACTGGCAAGCGCTTTAGGGTATGGAGCCGGTGATAAGTTTCGTCTAATGATTGTGGGTAGCACGGGCGCACTTCCTGAGCATATATCGGCTCGCCTGATTAATGGTCTTGAGTCGCTCGGTATGCGCCCACTTGCATACGTCGAAAACTGGCGGACACGTCAAGACTTGCGCGATAGCCATATGGCGTCTTGCTATTCGCTGGCAGATGTTAGGGAAGCCGAAAGCCTAGGTTGGCGTGCGTTCTGGTCTCCATCTGCCGAGGATATCGGAAACACTATCCCCGATGGTATGCTACTTTGTCCGGGCTCTAAATACTATGAGAATCTCAAAGGCAAGCGCATTGGTTGCGGGGATTGCGGACTATGTGACGGGGCCTCAAACAAATCATCCATCATTAATATCAGGCACGGCAACGGGGATTCATCCCGGGTATCCGGATTAGTCCGACGCGGTGCATTATCAAGTATGATTCTAAACAATTCTGGGCGCGCCATGGGTGCGTATGTAGGGGTATGAAATGAAAGAACAACTCAAGTATGCCCAATCACTTATAGGTAAACTAGTAGACACGCCAACGCACCATAATGACACGCCGTGTCGAGTAGAGTTAACAAGTGATGAATGCGGACCTATTATCATGGTTCACTTTTCAGATGGTGAGAGCTTTCCTTTGGGGGCTGTACAGTTAGCCAAGAACCAATAAAGATAGGGACCAAACGGTCCCTATTTTTTTATCTACTTTCTAGCCATTCAATAGCCGCTTGACTTCCTCTGGCCACAAAATAGAGCCAGCCATTATCCTCTAAAATTTTCTGCCATGCCTTCTGGCTCTTGGATAGCGTGCCTCCCCTGGTCCGCTTCAGCTCGATAGCTATCATGGGTTGCCCTATTAGGATGCAATCCGGTACACCCGGCGACACACCAAAAGATTTTAACCGGCTGGCAACGGCTTTGTGCCTATGCTCCCCATTGGGAACATGAAACCAATGATAGCCCTTGGAGTTGAGATAGGCGGCAAGTCTTGTTTGCTCCCATGCTTCACTCTTAATAACTTCCTTTTTATTTCGTTCTATTGTAGACAATTGAAGGCCTCCCCTTCTTTGGTCTCACTTGCTTTTGTTCAATGCGGCGTGAGTCGATTAGGTCCTTGATGATTCTATTTCGTTCGTCTCTACTTATTGCTTGGGTTTTTCTAGTCAAGTCACTGGACTTGATTCCCCTTTTAGGAACATGCTGCAAAACCGTTTTAAGTTTTCTTTCATAGTCTGTATCTGCCACACGTTCGACAACGTCCGCGATACTCACATTAATAAGATATTCGATAAGCTCACAGCCCCAAGTGATATCATCCAATGATATCTTAGGCGCTCGATAATCCAAACCAATAGCGCGCACCATTGATACCTTTACCGCATGCTCATAAGCTCGGCTCCACATAGGGTCCATGCCTGTCTGGCGACTGTCCACCATCTTGGTACGCATACGCTTAGCATATGCTGTGAGATACTCTTGGGCATCATCGTCGATATCTAACGTATGAAGCTCAATATCCTTAACACCACTTGATACCGTAACGCCTTGCTTGGTTCTGATATACTCTGTGACCTGCTCAAAATATTTTAAGAGGCCAGCGGGTGGATTCAAATCATCCGGTATGTTCATCTCAGGCATGTGGCCACCGATATCGAAAATGACTAACCGGTTTAAAAATCCATCCATAACCTGTGTAGACTTTAAAGACTCATAGAAATGGCTTGGAGTTGTGGTCCCATACACTGATACACATGGCTGGTAGATATCGATACGCGGACGATTGCCATCGGTATCGGCATATTGCATCCCTCGAAACATTCCCTTAGAGCGTCCGAATAATTCCATAAGAGTTGTCATAATATCTTTGCGATACGTGGCAGCTCTGCCATCGGTCACAGACTTAAGGAATAATCCAAACTCATCAATGCTCATCATGGTGGCCGGATTCTTTTGCACATGCTTGAGCAAGCCTTGAGCAGACGACATGCGGCCAGTTCCTATTCGGTCACCTTGCCCAATGTCTGTAAAGATTTGGTCCGCACAATGCATAGGATGCTCTTTGCCTGAGCCAGAGTAGCCAATGCCCACTGTGTAGATATTGGTTCTAAGGTTTGTCTTAGACCGATAGTATCTACCGTAGAGCGTACCCAAGACAGGAAGAGCAGCGGCCAATGCTAGGATGGGCTGAGGATAAATAGCCGTGCTATTAATAAAATGGCAGACAGCGCCAAGGGCACCGGGCACATTTAAAAACTTACTAGGAAATACCCGCTCATCCAAGTCTGTATCGGGCACGTCAAACTCAGGGATAGCCACCTCTTCGATGGCAACCGGGATAGCTTCACTTGGGTTATTCTCAATATGAGATTTAAGAATACTTGCAACCGTTGCGTCCACCTCTGTCTGCATAAGCGGATTATCATTTTGATTATTCCACTCGTTGGCCTGCTTAACCACAGATAAAACATCATCACCCTTGGCAACATATTGTCCAACCATCGAGGCCAGTGCATTGTTGCGCCCACCCTCATCTACGGGTGTGCCATCATGGGGCTCTTTTACTTGGCTAACATCAAAGATGTATTCGCCAGAGGAGTCAGTCCCATTGTAAGAATAGATGGTGCTAAGGTTTTCTTGAGGCAATGGCGGAAGCTCATCTGCCATAGTAATCATACAGCCGCTATCAATCTTCCATTCGTATAGCTTACCACTTGGGTGCACACTGGGCGGCGCTACTACATAACCGCCACGTCCTCTTATATCTACCTTGCCTTTCTCGTTCACGGAGTTAGGCACCACGCCATTAATCCCATAATAGAAATGCGCACCACGGGCAGTTTTAACTTTCCAAGGTGTGGGTGGCAGGTTGTCACCTATCCAACGAATTGTATCGTTAGTGTCGGCGTCTACCACGATACAGTTGATGCCTGTTAAGACACCGATGTTTGCATTTGGCCACCTCTCCCACCAACCGTCTACCTCTTCCTCTGTTGGCTCCCTATCCTGAAATTCTTTCCAAGAGATTAAAGGCTTCTTGCCTCTTGGTTGTAACGGTATAACGCGCAATCCGTTGTCCCACATTGAACGGGCAGCTTCCCCCAGTTCTGACATTCTATCACCCTCCAAGGTTATATTTTGATTATTCTTATTTCTCAGATTCGATGAGCTTTAATCCCCGAACTAAAGCTTCCCTCATAACCTGAGACCGTGAGGGTGTACCCGCCGGGTACTTCTCAATGTCCTTACCTACTGTTGCTCGCAAACTTTCCGCAAGCTCCAAAACGTTCTCATTTAAACGAATACCGATTACCTTTGACATGACCTATCTCCTTGTTGTTTAATGGTCCTCTTCATTATTATTCTTAAATGTACAAATGTGCAACTTAAAAAACAAATATAAATAAAATAATTGTTGACAGACAAAACAACAAAATGTATAACAGGGAATAAGCTATTTTTTTTAGGAGAGTGATTATGAAATTAGACAACAAGAAACCACAACCAATTGATTTGCTGGCCTTCGAACTCAAGAAAGCCAAAGAGCTAGAGGCGTCTGCTCGCGAGAAGCGAGTGCAGATTGAAAACCAGATTATTGAGGCAGCTGGAATCAAAGAAGAGGGCAGCACCACAACCAATGGTAACTTCTTTAAGATTACCACCACCGGCAAGCTCACACGCAAGTTAGATGAGAAGGCATGGCGCTCTATTGCTGGTCAGTTCGGCGATGATGCTCCTGTCCGTACCAAGGTGGACGTTGACACCCGCAAGCTCAAGAAGCTGGCTGTAGATAGTCCTGAGCTTTTCCAGCTGGCCTTGTCTGCCATCACAACCAAGCCTGCCAAAGGTGCGGTCAAGATTGATGAGGTGGTGTAATGGCTGGCGAACCACCACTGGACCCACCAGATTACGATGATGAGAGAGAGCCTACTGATGAGGAGTTCGCCCAATGGAAGCTGAGGGACATGGATTACCTTGTGGAAGATGATGATGTTGTCGAGGCATGTGACAAGGTGTTGCGGCGAATTGGTCAGGACATTCTTGACGGAAAAGAAACACCCAAAGAGGAGATTGCTCAAATACTTATTGATGCTGTTGAGTTCTTTTCCCGGGAAGGCGACATGTGTGAAGTGGGCGAATGGCAGCAAGCCATGAAAGAAAAGGCCGACGAGGATTTTGTCGAGCCTGACCCGCCAGACGATGATGACTATCCAGAACACTATGACGGAACGGGGAGATACTAATGAAATTTACAAACACAAAAAATGCAAACGCAAATGCTGGCATCAAGTTCCTAGGCTACGGCCTAGCCGGTGCCGGTAAGACATATGCAATCCGTACATGCGATGAGCCTGCTTTGATTATCAGTGCAGAGTCTGGCCTATTGTCATTATCGGATGTGTCGGTTGATGCTGTTACCATTGAAAGCTTTGATGATGTGGACAAGGTATATGATTACCTCGCCAACTCAGAAGAGAGCCAGAAGTATAAGTGGATTTGCATCGACTCATTATCTGAGGTTGCTGAGACATTGCTGGTATCTGAGCTTGCAAGAAACAAAGATGGCCGCAAGGCATACATGGAAGTGTCTGCTAGAACCCAAGCTCTTGTTAGAAAGTTTAGAGACCTGCCACGTAACATCTACATGACATGTAAGATGGAGCGCCAGAAGGATGAGTTCAGTGGCGGCATCCTGTGCTACCCAAGCCTGCCCGGCTCAAAGCTGGGCCAGCAGATTCCCTACCTATTTGATATCGTGGCAGCGATGCGGGTAGAGAAAGATGCCGAGGGTGTGCTCAAACGCATGCTGCAAACAAGCAGCGATGCAAAGTATTATGCAAAAGATAGAAGCGGCAAGTTGTCGCAATTTGAAGAACCAAACTTGGCAGCAATCCGCGCCAAGATTATAGGAGAGTGAAATGGCTGGATACAGTTTTAACAGTGACGAAGTAAGTGATGAGATTGCCCTTATTCCAAAAGGCACCGAGGTAAAGGCAGTGGTTGTGGAGTCTGATATTCAGGACCGTGACTGGGGCGTGCGTATGCCATTGGTGCTCGAAGTTACCGAGGGCAAGCATCAAGGCGCTCGAATCTATGACGGGCTAAACCTTGAACATACCAACCCAAAGGTTGGAGCCATTGGCCAAAAGCAGCTTAAGCGGTTGTGCATGGCTGTAGGTGTGCCACGGTTTAAGAACACCGATGAGCTACACGGTAAGCCGTTTATGCTTACCGTTGGAGTACAAGAAGCTCAGGGCGGTTATGATGCCAAGAATCAGATTGGCAAAATGAAACCATGTGAAGCTCCTGCTGGATTTGACGGCAAGCTTGAAGGTGAGCCCAAGGCTCAAGAAGCTGGCAAAGAGAAGGCACCGTGGGAGTGATTTGTGGCCAGCTTTGAATATGATTCTAATAGCGACATTGTCCGTCTAATATATGAGCAAGGCGAAAAGGTGCAGGGTGATTCACGTCGCCCGCATCTTGGATGCTCTGCCATAGGTCGTGAATGCTCAAGAGAGATTTGGTACAGCTTTAGGTGGGCTGGCCAAGTCATGTGGTCAGGCAGAATGCTGAGACTTTTTGACCGAGGTCAAAGAGAAGAGATTGTTCTGGTTGATGCGCTCAAGAGCATTGGTTGTGAGGTGTGGGAGGGGGACCCAAGAACGGGCAAGCAGTTTAGAGTCAAGTTTGAAAGCGGGCACATAAAAGGTTCTGCTGATGGGGTTTGCCGGGGATTACCCGGCGACCCTAAAACCCCGCACTTGCTAGAGTTTAAGACTCATAATGATAAGTCGTTTAAGCATCTGGTAACGAACGGGGTGGCAGAATCAAAGCCACAGCATTTGGTTCAAATGTTTCTGTACATGAAAGGGCTTAAGCTGCCCAAAGCATTGTATGTGGCTGTGAATAAAAATAATGATGAGTTATACACTGAGGTGATTGAGTACGACGCAAGGCTTGCGGATGAATATCTTGAGAAGGCAAAAGACATTGTTGCCTCTGAGATTGAACCTGAAAAGATAAGCCAAAGACCAGACTGGTACAAGTGCAAATTTTGCAGCTTTAAAGGCCAGTGTCATTTCGGTGTGCCACTAAGCATGAACTGTAGGACCTGTAATAAGGTAGAGGTTCATGATGAGGGCGAATGGTTCTGTAGTCTGTACGGGGATAAGCTCCCGTTGGATAAACAAAAAAAAGGGTGTGAAAGATGGAAGTCAGTTTAAGAGGTTATCAGCAAGAGTCGGTAGATGCTCTTACGAATTACCTACACAGAAAATCAGGAAACCCGTTGTTGGTGCTGCCAACCGGCAGCGGCAAGAGCCACTGCCAAGCAGGGTTTATTCAGCAAACATTAGAGCGGTATCCTAATACCAGGATACTCTGCTTAACTCACGTCAAGGAGCTTATTGAGCAGAACGTTGAGAAGGCGCAGCTCTATATGCCGGATGCCGACATAGGTATTTATTCGGCTGGCCTGGGCAAGAGAGAGCTAGATAAGCCGCTAACGTTTGCTGGCATACAATCGATTTACAATAAGGAGTTTGAAGCTCCACACCTAGTCATGATTGATGAGTGTCACTTGGTGCCTAAGAAGGGCGATGGCATGTACCTCAAATTGCTCAACAGGCTTATTGAGGACAATCCCAAGCTGAAAGTCATCGGCATGACGGCCACACCTTTTCGTCTTCGCGGGGGAGTCTTAACTGGGGGAAAAGGTAAGATGTTTGACTCGGTGGTTTATGACCTACCGATTCAAAGATTGATAGACGAAGGGGTGTTGGCCACCGTGGTGTCTGCTCAGGCAGGGGCAACCATCGACACATCAGAAGTAAAAGTGACCGCCGGGGAATACAACCTAAAGCAGCTGGGGGTAGCAGCTGACCAGGACCACGTTACCGAGGCGGCGGTCACAGACTTACTTAAGCATGGCAAGGGAAGAAAGTCATGGCTTATCTTCTGCGTATCTGTGAGCCATGCAGAGCACGTAAGGGATGCCCTAAGAGGAAAGGGCGTGTCGGTTGAGTGCATCACAGGGGAAACCCCAAAGGACAAGCGTAAGGAGATTCTCGCGGCTTACAAGGCAGGCAAAATTAAAGCTCTTACCAACTGCAATGTATTGACCACGGGGTTCGATGCTCCTGAGACTGACTTGATTGCACTTCTTAGACCCACTGTATCACCGGGACTGTATGTCCAAATGGTGGGCAGAGGCATGAGGCCAGCCAAAGGAAAAGACAATTGCTTGGTCTTGGATTATGGCGGCAACATTTCAAGGCATGGCCCGGTTGATAGCGTGAACATGCCTGAGCCACAGGGCGATGGAAAAGGTGAAGCTCCTGTTAAGTTTTGCCCACAATGCTTGGCCGAGTGCCACTTGGCAACCAAGGCGTGTGAGCAATGCGGACACGAATTTGAGATGGAGGAAAAGGCACTGGGCAAAAGAGCCAGTCAGTTATCTATCCTTTCCTCTCAAAAGGAATTAATAGAATATGATGTAAGCCGGGTTAAGTATGTCAGGCACCAGAGCCGGGGGAGCGGAAAAGTATCTATGCGCGTAGATTACTATGACGGTCCACTTAAAGCTTGCAGTGAATGGATATGCTTAGAGCATAGAGGATTCTCTAAGCACAAGGCTGAATCATGGTGGCTCAGAAGAGACAAGTATATTGATGATGTTCATGGTGTGCCGCCAACGGTCGATGAGGCCGTTAAGCTAACCCCTAGCCTTCTGGAGCCCGTAAAGGTGTACACCAGGAAAGAAGGCAAGTACGAAAGAATCGTGAGGTATGATTTTGAATAGCATGGTTTAGCTTGCCATGCTGCGGCGGTCACGGGTTTTTGTTCACCCTCCTTCCTGTGACCGTCGCTCCTTAAAGGAACGGGTGGATTTTGTCGGGGGACAATATGACTAAGATTAAGACAAGTTATTGTCAGGGGTGCATTCGAACGGAAGTAACACTTAAGCTTACAATGGCAGATGGCAGACC